GGTAGCACGACCTTGGGAGAAGACACTGATGACTTTGCAGCCTTCGAGTTGTCAGAGCGCATTTGCTCCGTTGTTAGAGGGTTACGAGGTGACCATTTCCACGGCATGGAGCTTATCACGACCCACACCAACCACAACCACGAAGAGTTGCTGGAGAACATTGAGCAGTTCAGGTTCATTGGAGAGAAAAAGTCAAATAATCCCTAACTATTAAATGATATGAAAAAAGAAATCAAAATTGGGAGCTTCTTCCGCGGCAGCGAAAAGTACGGTGAAGAACTCATTAAAGCTTTTGAAGATGCTGGGGGTGATAATTTCCTAAAGTACACTGGTCGTGATGAAGACGTAATCTATTACCTGGCAGAAGGGTGTCAAATCTCGCTCACCGATTCCGAGGTGCTTCAACATCTCTTCTTAGAGAAAATCCCAGAAAATGAAATTACCATCGACGACCTGCGCGAAGATGAAGATATGACCCGCCCGCAATTCCCGAGCATCTTCAAGGTCGTGCCCTGCATTTCTTTCACACCACTCATCTCACCCGAAGACGGTGAGGAATACGCCTACATCCTCACCAAGGAACAGATGAAAACGATTGACGAAACTTTAAAGGAACTCTTGTGAACACTGTAATCACCCGATTTTGAAGTAAAAATCACGTCAAGATAACAAAACTCCGCAAATCATTTGGTGGTTTGCGGAGCTTTTTCTATCTTTGCGTCATCAAGATGTCGCTGTTAAAGAGCGCGATAACTTCAAGCTTAGCCTTCTTGATAAATCAGCTGAGTGTAAATTACTCAGCTGATTTGTTTATTATAGTGGTTAGATAAGAGTTAAGTTCTTTGGTATCACTGTTTTTGAAGTCCTTACTCATTATTAGAGTCGCTTTCTCTTTGTATAGAATATAGCACTCTATTATTGCACCAGAAACAAAGTCTTCCCTTCTACCACTTATTTGTTTTGCAAGCTTTTTGCTGCGTAAAGGAAAACGATTCATATGTGCATTGAGGTCAAGCACCACAATTTTGCATGTTTGCTCCTTAGCTTTTCTGAAAGCATTTCTGACACCTTTCTCGCTTTCAATACCTTTTCTATCGGCTCTTACGCCGTTAATGAGATACTCGGGATTCTTACGCCCATCTGTTATGTGTTCTCTTATCTTGATATGCATATCGGGAAAATTTCGAAGTAGTATACGAGCTGCCTCAGTATTGAGTTTTACCTCACTTTGGTCGGCTTGCTTACTTATCAGCAGACGTCTTCCAAATTCTTTGTCTGTGATGCACCCAGCACTGTCCATACAGTTACGCAGCAAAGCACACCCAGCACAAAGCTCATTGGCATCCGCCTTTCCAAACTTTCCTTTTGCCAAGTCGCAGTCGTTACACCGCTTGATAGTGTAGGGATTGTAGTCGGGGAACACCTTACGTTGCTTGCCAGGATTAAAACGAAACATCTCACTCTTGCCCTTACTCTTTGCCTGCTGCTCAGCAAGAGCCTTGGTGCGCTTAGACAGCTCATCCTCTGATGTCTGCTCGTGTGAAGACTTACGCACCTGCACCACTAAGCAGCGACAATTCCATCCATTGGGTGGATAATGCGTGTCCCAAAAGGGATGTGACACGGGTAACGTAGTCCCATTAATGGCAGCGTGCTCTTCGCGGACGTGACTATCTCCTACCGTGCGATATTGCAGGTAGTATCTATCCCCATCCCTTTCGTATTGCTCCCACTTGGCAGCCATCTCAGCAGAGGCAGTAGCAAAGTTGTACTCCGCTCGTAGGTAGTTGCGGTTATAGGTTTCGTCCACCTTTCTAACGTCACTATAAAAGCGTTCGAATGGCTTTCTTTCTCCGTGTTCATCAAGCAAGGACGGAAAGGCTTCATGGAGTTCGTGGAAGGTCTTCATGCCAGAGAAAATCCAGTCGCTTTTTTGGAGCGATAAGCGCATCCCATCACTCATCTTAACCTTGTCAAACGTACTATCAAGCACAGCAGCGTGAGCATCGATAAAATCTAATACCTCACTCTCACGCAAAACCTCTACATCTAGCATCGCCCCCTCTTGTCTGTAGAGAGCGCGCATCATCCCCTTAAACTTTTTCTTGAGTTTTTCGCGCTCTGTCTCAGGGATATCCTTGCGTCCCATCTCGATGTGAGTGCAGCCACAGCTACATCCCTCTCCATGGTCGCAGGTGAGCAGCGCGCGATACCGAGCATGCAGCCCCTCATAGTCAGAGGGGCTTAGTCGAAAAAAGGCTTATGAGTGTTTGCTTGTGCTTGAAGCGTCTCTAGCCAAAGACGTCGTGCATCTATCTTGTCGGCAGATTTGCACTCCATCTCTTTGCTCAAGCGCGCAAAATAGTCTTGCATCAACTTCTGATTCTTCGCCTTTTTGTCCTTGTCGGCATCTTTATCCTTATCCTTGCTCTTGTCATCCGTGCCGTCATCGTCACCACCATCCAAAGGCATGATGCTGTTACTCAAACGCTCACCTACGGGCATACCATATTTCTCTGCAAAGTAAGCACCATCCACCTCATAGTTATTAAGCACCATTTGCTCGAATGCCAATTGCTGCTCAGGCGTGTAGTCCACAGAGTAGTCCCACTCAAAGGACAAGCCCTGCACGGGGAAACCATGCAGCACCATACGTGGCAAGAGACGATTGTTGATAATGTCTCGCAACATGTCACAGTCCTGCTCGATGAGGTTTTTGAACACCTCAAGGTGAGTCTGTGACTGAGAGAGGGAGCTACCGTCTTCGATGGTCATGGTCTGTTGTAGGATGAGCTTAGATAGCTCAGAGTTGGCGCGGTCGATACGTCGGTCATAGACGTTGTAGGCATCGCCACGGCTATTTTCGACAACCTCAATCTCTGTACCCTCTTGCACTACCGCCCACAAGGCAGCACCCATGCTCTCCATCATTTTTTCCATCTTGGCACGCTCCTTGTCGTCACGCGTGGTGGTCTTGGCAATGCGCATGGGCATGCCAAAAATCTCGCTGAAGGTGTCCCAAAAGCCGAGGGCATTTTTTTTCGGAATAGTCTGTGTGGCAGCCTTGAGATAGAGCCCTAAGTCATCAGCACTCCCCACCTCTATATACCAATCGCGCAGGTTGTCCGCGCGGTAATCAATACCTTTTTTTGCATCCTCGCCCACTTGGCGCACCACTACGCCAAACTCAGGCAGCACGTGCTTACGAGGTATAATTTTGGTCTCTGTGTACATCCGCTTGCCGTCCTCATTAACGATTACATCTCCCAACTCAATGAGAGTATATCCCCAATAGATGTTACTCAAGGCTTGCGTGATAAATTGCTTAAACCAAGGGGCATCAAATAACTTTACAGCCTCCTCATCTGCCGTGCCATCTGCCTTTTCGAGTTTGAAGGAGCGCGCGAGGACAAAGCCTGTGCGCTGTCCCACGCAGCCCGATAGGTGCAAGTCCACATCTACATCTCGATATAAGTCGTAGAGTCGTGCGCGATTAGGGTTATCCACATTGATAGCCATCTGCCAAGCCGACCGCCAATCTTTCAAATCCTTGCGTGTGAGTGCATCTGTCTGTCGTTGCATCTCCACTACGGTGCGCTTTAGCGCAGCGCGGTCACTGCTCTTGGCGAGGTTGTAAGTGCCATAAGCAGTGTGTAATACATTATCTTCTTGTGGGGCAAACCAGCCCTTAAATTTGGATACTAAGCTCATAATTACCAGCTATAATGTTGTTTCTTTTCGCAACCATACGAGAAGCTCGATGGGCTATTATTTACTCCGTTGCTACCACTACCAGCCAGAGGGAGGTCGGGGATAATAAAGCCCCTTGCCACCCCCTCTAGCCACTTAATGGCGCGCTCATATCTCTCCTTACGCACCTCCGCTCCCATGCGCTGTTGTGTAGAGGCGGATAGGTGGTAGAGTGCAACGTCCACCGTGTACATCACGATGAGTCGATTGCGTGCCTCCCCCTCTGCAGCATAGATAGCCTCGCAGTCGTATTTGGGTCGGAGATAAGAGCATATTTCTTCCTTTGCCTCGGCTTCCGCGTTGGCTATGTTGGCAGCATCAATGCGTGAGAGTACGCCTAGGGCTGCTTCGCCAATGACCACCTTATAATCTTCTTGAGTGACAAACATATCGTCTTATATTAGAGTTACCATACTTTGTTTTTTGCCGATGGGCGCATCCCCATCTTAGGCTCATACCGCTGTTGTCGGGTGTGCTTTTGGAGTATCCAAATAGCCCCCTCGTCAGCATCGGGAGCATCATCGTGGACAGAGCTACCGCGCTCAAGTGCGAGCGTCTGGTCTATGCCCGTCTGCATGTCGATGTTGTCACGCAGAGCCTCGTTGTACCAGACAAAGCCACGCTCCCACAGTGGAGATACGGCTTCAATGCGCTGTATCTTGTCGGGCTTCTTTCGGTGGTCACCCATGATGGGGAGTTGATAGCCACGCACCTCACCCTCAGCCGTGAACTCATCTAAAATGATGTCTTGCATGAAGTTAGCCTCCATCAAGAACTGCACTGCCACGTCCTCTGGTAGACTCTCATAGAGGTCATAGAGCCAGCGCACCATGGCATTAACACTATCTTGGCGCACCCAGCAGTTGATAAGGTGCAGCTCTTTGCCAATTTTGCCCCACAGTCGAGATGCCTTGAAGTCGTTACCGCGCGATTTGAAGGATGGATCAGTGTAGCACACAAGCGCATCGTACTTTTCGAGTTTGGGGAGTTTCTTGAATTGTATCCACTCTTGTTTGAAGATGCTCCCCTCCATGATTGGATTGTGCATCATCTCCTTTTGCCATGAGCGATATCCAGCAAAGGCTGCATATTCTGCAGCTTCTTCTTTCGTCCATTTTTCAGCCCACACGGGATTGCCGTCACGGTCTACAGCCTTAATCTCAGAGACATGGACAATCTTAGTGGCTGCCATATTGGCGAGTACGGATGTCTTAGATATCAAGTTGCCGACCATGATAAAACGCCCACGACCCACGTCGAGCGCGCCAAACAATGCCTCCTTGACCCAATCGGTTAGTTCACGCACACGTCGTGGGTTTTTGCAGAGCTCGTCATCGTCTAAGTCGTCAATAACGATGTAATCTGGGCGCGACTCCTTATGACGTAAACCACGAGGTGACTGTCCACGACCACGCGCAAAAAAGGCAATATCCCCTTGGGTTACAAAGTGACCATCCTCCCACGAGCCAACATTTTTGAATTGTCCGAAGTCAGCTATCAATCGCTGGTTATACTCTAGTTCTGCTTGCAAGTCACTTAATAACAACATTGCGGCATCCTCGCTTTTGCTGACAACTACCATCACCTGTATAAGAGGATGGGGTTGTATCATCATCCAAATCGGTAAGAAAATGTCAAAGTGGGTGCTTTTGGCGTGACCGCGAGGCCATTTGAAGACCGCCTTAAGGTTGGGTGTTTCTTTTACCTTTTTCGCAGCTGCATTGTGGAAAGGTGCATTGTGGATGGTGCGCAGCACCTCCCCTGTGGTCTTGTCGCGCAGGGTCAAAAAGTGAGGAAAGTAGTACTCGCAAAAGGCTGCATAGTCCTTCTGCAGGCGCGCGATACGCTTGTCTTTTTCGACTGCTGTCTCTCGCGTATAGACCACAGCTGTTTGGGACTGTACGCGCTTACAATGCTCCTTCCACTCCTCAAGGGCTTTCTTGAGTTCGGCTTGTGTCATAAGGGATTATAATAGGGTTTGAATATGCTTGTAATATTAGTCTACTGCGACATCATCTCCACGATATACTTGTCTTGGTAGGTGTTGAAGAGTTTGAGCAGCTCAGGTGTAAGGTTTTTGTCTGTCTGTGAGCGGAATACTAGCCAATTTGAGAAAGCCATGAAGGACTCAATGGTATCTACCACATTTGCCTTTTTATCCAGCTTGTCTATGACGGAGGCTAGTTTGGCGAGCTTATCGCCCAGTCCAGAGATGAGGGTTGGGTTGTCACTCTCATGTACTTGCTCTATGAGTTTGTCTATGGTAAGCAGGAGCTTATTGACGAGTTCGGGTCGGGTGATATTTTTGGCTGCACGCTGCTCCCTCCACCCCTCAGCTGAACACCAGCGAGAGATGGTCACGCGTGTCATCCCTATCTTGTCCGCTATCTCTGCTTGCTCCATCCCCGAGAGATAGAGCGAGCGAGCAAGCGACTTTTTCTTATCGTTTTCTGTTTTTTTCATGCGCTGTAAATGCTTGATTATAGTGCAAAGTTGCCCCTTTTTTGTGGGGTGTAAAAAAAAGGTTTGCAACCGTTGCATATATCTGTGCAAGGGTTGCAAACTTAATTTTTGAGGGTCGAAATAACGCAGTAATATTGCAGCAGAATTACCGCTCTCAAAGGGCATAATCATCAAATCAACCAAAAGACAATGGGCAAAAACAATACCTCTAACCGAGTCCGACTGACCAATGACTCTCTCAACTCTTACGGCACGAGAGTCTTGACCGATGGCTTGGACATCGAGCAATATAATCGCAACCCCGTGTTGCTCTGGATGCACCAGCGTGGTCAAGTCATCGGTACACTCACCGACATCCAAAAAGAGCATGGTGAGATTACGGCTCAACTCAATTTCGACGAGGCATCAGAACTTAGCCAACGCTGCAAAAAGCAATGGGAGTTTGGCTCTCTGCGCATGGTGAGTGTTGGCATCGACATCTTAGAGTGGAGCAATGACCCCAATCTTGCAGTGGAGGGTCAGACCATGGCTACCATCACCAAGAGCAAGCTCACTGAGGTGAGTGTGGTAGACATCGGTGCTAACGATGATGCCATCCGTCTCAACTATCAAGGACAGCAACTCAACCTCTCGGCAGGCGGAGCATGCCCCCTGCCGTCACTATATAATCAATCTAACCAACCTCAATCAACCTATCCTACCGAAATGGACACCAAAGTATTAGCCCTCAAGTTGGGCTTGCCTGAAGGGGCAGATGAAACGGCTATCTATGCCAAAATCGATGAAATCAAAGCCACCAGCACAGAAGTCGAAACCCTCCGTGCCGAGAAAGAAGCGGTCATTCAGCGTGAGGTCGAAGCCCTCGTTGATGGCGCAGTCGCTGAGAAGAAAATCGAGCTGAAAATGCGCGACCACTTCCTCCAACTTGGCAAGTCTGTCGGTGCAGACAATCTCCGTACCACCTTGCAATCCATGTCACCACGCGAAAAACTCTCTGCCACACTCAACTCCTCGGGTCAGGCTGTCCAGCCCAAGACCTATGCCAAGCTCAGTGATGTGCCTAGCGAGGAACTCATGCAGCTGCGTGAGAGCGACCCCGACCGCTACAAGCAACTCTATAAGGCAGAGTACGGTATTGACTGTGAACTCTAATTGCTAATCTCAAAACCACAAAATTATGCAGAAAATAATCCTACAAGCTGTCACGGCTCTCTTGCTCAACACTCTATCGGGAGCCACCATTGCCCTGCTCTTGGGTATTCCCCCCATTTTGGGAGCCATCCTTGCCATTGTGGGTAGCGTATTGCTCTCCATCTATTTCCCTGCTAGCAAGTATCCCATCCTCCGTGCTGGGGTCTTGAAAGAAATCTGGACTGGCGAGCTGGTGAAGCAACTCCGTCGTTTGGAAGGAGCCACTTGGCTGGATGGCATCCCCGATGCCTCTAGCTTAGCCGAAAATGATGTCATCCACCTTGTAGATGTCGGTGTAGACCCCGATGTACTCATTAACAACACATCCTATCCCATCGAGGTGCAAGAGCTCAAAGACGGAGATATCGCGCTCAAGCTCGACAAGTTCCAGACCAAGGCTACTCCCGTCACCGACGATGAGATGTACGCAAGCTCGTATGATAAGATGGCGCGTGTCAAAGAGTCTCACGCTATTGCTATCAGCAATGCCAAATTCGTCAAGGCTGCTCACGCCTTTTGCGCCCAAAAGCATACACCACAAACCCCAGTGCTTAAGACCACTGGCGAAAAAGACCCAGAGACAGGTCGTGTCAAGATGGTCATGGCAGACGTCATCAATCTTAAGCGCGCACTTGACAAGTTGGGTGTACCAGCAGCAGGTCGTCGCCTAGTGCTTTGCTCCGAACACGTCAACGACTTGTTAGTGACCGACCAACGCTTCAAGGAGCAGTACAATATAGACCGCACTGATGGTAGAGTTGGACGTCAATATGGTTTTGACATCTATGAGTTTGATTTCAACCCCATCTACACCACGGCTGGCGTGAAGAAGTCTGTAGGTGCGAAGGCTGAAACGGGAGAGTTCCAGTGCTCTTTTGCCTTTTTTGAGCAGCGCGTCTTCAAATGCACTGGCTCCACGAAGATGTATCACTCCGAGGCTGGGACAGACCCACAACATCAACGCAATCTGATGAACTTCCGCCACTACTTCCTCGCCATGCCCAAGAAGCAAGACGCTGGAGCAGTGATCATGAGTGCACACAAACCCTAATGCGCTATGGCAGAACTCAAATATCTCGTTATCCACTGCACCGCCACTCCCGAGGGGAGGGAGGTGAGTGCTGCCGAGCTACGCCATTGGCACACCGACCCCGTGAGTAAGGGTGGGCGTGGCTGGAAACAAGTGGGCTACACCGACATGTTTCACCTCGATGGCAGCGTGGAGCGTCTCGTGCAGAACAACGAAGACGCTAACGTCGACCCTTGGGAGCTGACCAATGGTGCAGCAGGCTTCAACTCCGTGTCACGCCACATTGTCTACGTGGGTGGACTTGCCAAAGACGGCAAGACTCCCAAAGACACACGCACTGCCCTGCAACGCTCCGAGATGGCACGCTACATCCGCGAGTTTCACAAACGCCACCCCAAGGTGCGCATCGTGGGGCATCGCGACCTCAATAGAGCAAAGGCTTGCCCCAGCTTCGATGTGAGCGCGTGGCTCAAGGTAATACTCTAGACGTCTAATCTCTAATGTATAGCAACCAATGATCGACTCCCTCATCACGCTTCTACAATGGCTCTTGCCCACTGGCAGTGTGGGAGCGGTCATTGTGTGGCTCACCAGCAAAACTCTGCGCCAAGCACGAACTGCCAAAGAGGTGCACGACACCTACAAGGCTATGTATGAGGACGTGCAAGGCACACTCATCAACCTACAGCATGATAACTCCCAACTCCACGACGCCATCCTCCGCCTTGAAGCTACCATTCGTCGCGCTACGGAGTGTCGCTATTATGGCACTTGTCCTCTGCGCAGCGAGTTGCAGCAGCTCAAGGCGCGTGACAGCGACTTCCAGCTCGTCCACCCGAGTGGTGGCACAGCACGCGGACAGCCTGCGCACCGCAAACTCTGTCCTACAGACGACCATAGTGAGGCGAGAGGGAGTGAGTGCGGACAGTCTATCGATGACGATTCCGCTGACCAACCTCCGTGACCTCCCCCAAGGGGCAAGCTACACACAGCGCAAGGGGCGCGCCCAAGTCACCATCCGCACCCTGCACGACACGCTCTATCTCGATGCCTCGTGCGACAGCCTGCAACAGCTTGTCACCTACTATCAGCAGCGCAGCAACTCCTATCAACGCACCGCAGCGCGAAATGCCCTGCTGGCAGAGCAGACCCTACAGAGCTATCACCAAGAGGTCAAACGCACATCAGCCTCGTGGTGGGTAGCCCTCGTGCTTGGCATCGCACTTGTGGCAGTGCTGCTCTACTACATCGCCATCCGCAGCCATCTGTTTAGCTGGCTCTAACGTCTAATCTCTAACGTCTAAACCCTACAACCATGTCTGACTACAAACTAGGCACTGACCTCATCCTCTCGCTCAATGGCAAGCCCATGGGCTACTCCGCCACGTGCAAAATCTCCAACTCGACCGAGACGGGCGAGCGCGTCACAAAAGAACGTGGCGAAGGACGATTCAAGGAAAAATACGTCAAATCTGTATCTGAACAAATCACCACTGAGGGATTTGAAGTGACAGGCTCTCGCACGCCCTATGCCGACCTCAAGAAACTCATGTTGGAAGGCACGCCCGTCAAGCTCACCTACTGCTTCTTTGGAGAAACCGCTGCCTACTCTGGCACTTACATCATCACCTCTCTCGACCTCGATGCACCTGCTGGAGATGACGCCAAATACTCCCTCACATTCGAAAACTCTGGAGCCGTAGCAGCTGAGACCCTCGCTGCCAAACAAGAGCGCACAGCAACAGTAGCCAGTGCTGCATCCACACTTGCATCCACACCTGAATCCTCCGAAACCCATTCAGCATAACATCTAATCTCTCTAACGTCTAACATCTAATCTCTAAAAGCTATATGAATACTCTCACTCTTGATGGCAAGACCTATCCTTGCCGTGTCACCATGGGCGCATTTGTCCGATTCAAACGCGAAACAGGGCGCGACGCCTCACAGCTCGATGCCACAGACACTGCCGACAACCTCCTCTTCCTCCACTGCTGCCTACTCTCTGCCTGCAATGCCGACAAGGTGGAGTGCACCATCGACTTCCTGACGTTTGCCGACCTCCTCGCTCCCAGCGACATGCAAAACTTCTATGCCGACATGGCTAGCACGGCAACCGACAGCGAAAAAAAAGAGACCCCCAAAACCGAGACACCTCAAACCGAGACCCCCGAAACCGAGACACCCCAAACGGAGACACCCGAAACCTAGACATAGACCAACTGCTAGGCATTGCACTTGGAGCCATGGGCATGGCGCGCTCCGATTTTGAGGGATGCACACCCACGGAGTTCCACGCTGCACACACCGCATGGACGCAACACCAACAGCAGCTGCAGCGCGCCTCGTGGGAGCAAACACGCATCCTCGCTCTCTGCACGCTCCAGCCACACTCCACCCAATCGCTCACCCCTACAGAGGTTCTCCCCCTGCCTTGGGACAAGGAGCAGCTCCCCAGCGAGCCCCAACTCTCGCCACAAGAGCGCAAAGCACGCTACGAAGCTGCCCTTGAGCGATATGGAATGTCCGACAATGTCTAACGTCTAATCTCTAACGTCTAATCTCTAACGTCTAACCTCTACCCCCCATGGACAAAACCGTGAAATTTCGCGTCGAGATAGAGAGCAACGGACAAAAGGTCCTCCACTCTGTCACGGCTAGCACCGAGGAGCTGCGCAAAGCCATCGGGGACATACCCGATGTGGCGCAACGAGCCACCTCCTCTCTCTCCAACATGGGCAGCTTTGCCCTTGCCCTCAACTCCTCCATAGAGGTCGTGGGGCGTCTGCAAAATGTCATCTCAGGCATTGCCGACGACTTCAACGCCTTCGACAAGGGCATGCGCGCTGTCAACACCATGGCTGGAGAGAGCAAAGAGGGGCTTTCACTGCTCACGGGGCAAGTGGAAGAGCTCGCCAACACCATCCCCCTTGCCAAGGAGGAGCTGGCATCGGGGCTCTATCAGGTCATCTCCAATGGTGTGCCCAAAGACAACTGGATTGCCTTCTTGGAGCAGTCGTCGAAGTCTGCCGTTGGGGGCATTGCCGACCTCGGGCAGACGGTCACCGTCACCTCCACCCTCATCAAAAACTATGGCTTGGAGTGGAGCGAAGCTGCAGCCCTGCAAGACAAGATACAGACCACCGCCAAAAATGGTGTCACCTCCTTCGAGCAGCTTGCCCAAGCTCTGCCACGCGTCACGGGTAATGCTGCCACGCTGGGGGTCACTGTCGATGAGCTCATGGCGAGCTTTGCCACCCTCACTGGCGTGTCGGGCAACACCAACGAGGTGAGCACGCAGATGGCTGCCATCTTCACAGCTCTGGTCAAGCCTAGCCCCGAAGCCACCGAGATGGCACAAGCCATGGGCATTCAGTTTGACGCAGCAGCCATCAAGGCAGCAGGAGGCTTTCAGAGCTTTTTGACCAACCTCGATGGTACGGTCAAGGCTTATGCCGCTGCCAACGGCATGATAGCCGAAGAAATATACGGCAAACTCTTTGGCTCAGCAGAAGCTCTCCGCGCGCTTATACCCCTTAATGGCGAGCTAGCAGATACGTATCGCAACAACGTGTCTGCGATGGCGGACTCAGGTGGGACGATAGATGCAGCTTTTGAGAGTATGTCGGGGTCAGGAGAAGCGGTTACACAGATGCTACAAAACCAACTATCCTCAATGTTCTCGTGGATAGGGGCTATTGCATCTGCTGCCCAGCCCTATGTCACTTACATTGCATTAGCAGGTCAAGCTACATCTGGTTTGGTGTTATTCGGACAAGGTATAACTATAGCCTCTAAAGCTGTATGGGCATTTTCCGCTGCAAAATGGGCTGACATTAAAGCGTGGGTAGCTTTTGCTGCAGCTACGGTACGCTCTACCGTTGCATCCATAGCTTCTCGTGCTGTTAACATACAACTCACGGCTGCAATTATAGCAAGTGCTGTGGCACAAAAAGCTGTGGCACTTGCTAGTAAAACATGGACAGTTGCTCAATGGGCTCTCAACGTAGCTCTATCTGCAAACCCTGTTGGGATTGTTATTATGGCTATTGCTGCTCTCGTTGCTATTGTTGTGTTGGCTTACAAAAAGAGCGATACCTTCCGTGCTATTTGTGACAAGGTTTGGGGTGCGGTAAAGAAATTGGCTGGTATCATTAAGGATGCCCTTGTCAAAGCCTTCAACTGGGTAATCGAGAAAATCAAGATAGCTTGGGAATGGCTCAAGAAATTCTTGGGACTAGACGATACAAAGACCATAACAGTCGAGACCAAGACGAAAGATAGGGGAGGTGGCAAGAATGCCAATACAGATAAATTTCAACCTCCAAAGACAAATCCTCCTAGAAATGCAATAGGGGGACATAGTGGGGGTGGTGGTCATGCTAATACTAATACCATCAATAAACCATCTGTAGGTCTTATTGCTAAGACAGAGGATAAACTTGAAAAAGCTCGTAATGCTTTGCGCGAAGCCACCAGCGAGGAATCCATCAAAGCTTTACGCGAAGAAATCACTCAGTACGAGAAGGAATTAGATAGACTTAATAAAATTGGTGCAGGTGCTCAGCAAAAGGGTATAAAGTCAGATGCATCTACGCTCAAAGACATTTCTACAAATATAGATATCCTTACTGAGCAACTTCAAACAGCCAATTTAGAAGAAGCTGCTGTCATCAATAAGCAGATTAAACTTTGGCGTGATAAAGAGGATGCTATCAAGAATGCAGGTCTCGTTACGAAGTCTACAATCAACGAAGAAGCCAAGACGCTCGACCAAATTAATGCCAATGTAGATATCCTTACCGACCAGCTCAAAACAGCGACCTTAGAACAAGCTGCCGACATCAACCGACAAATCAAAAAATGGGAAGAGCTAGGCAGAGGTATTCGCAACGCTGGTCAAGAAGCCGTCTTTAATGGGGCTGCTTCCACACTCAAAGATATTAATAGCAATATTGATATCCTCTCATCAAAACTCCAAACCGCCTCTCTTGAAGAAGCAGCCCAAATCAATCGCGAGATTCAATTGTGGGAGTCTAAGGCAAAAGTCATCAAGGATGTGGGGAAGGTTGGCGAGAGTCTAGGTAAACAATTCGTATCGGGTTGGGGAAGTGTTAAGAGCGTAGCTAGTGGTATTGATAACATTACAACGGCTCTCGAAGGCAATGATAATGCTTGGAAAAAGCTCACTGCTGTTGTCGATGGCGTAATAAGTATCTTCCAAAATGTAGCCACTATCACGCAACTCATTACTACGCTTACTACAGCTCAGACAGCAGCTACCACGGCTGGAACGATTGCCAAGGAAGGACATGCTGTGGCTACCACCACTGCTGCAGCTGCATCTACATCAGGAGCGACCGCATCGCTCACCGCAGCCACCGCAGCAGGAACAGAAGCAGCAGCAGATACCACCGCAGCAGCAGCGAAAACACTTAAAGCGCATGCATGGATGCCTTTTGTGGGTGTGGCTATCGGTGCTGCGATGGTAGGTGCGTTGCTCGCTTCAGTGGTGAGTGCCAAAAACTCAGTCCCTAAGTTTGCCAATGGTGGTATCGCCTACGGACCGACCCTCGGTCTCTTTGGTGAGTATGCAGGCGCAAGTACCAACCCCGAGGTCGTAGCCCCCCTCAACAAGCTCAGAAACCTGCTCGACATCGACAGCCGAGGAGGCGTGGGCGGACACGTGGAGTTTGAAATCAAAGGACGCAATCTTGTGGGTGTCCTGAGAAACGAGCAACACCGCAGCAAGAGAAATCTTTAATAACATCAGTCATTATCCCCTTTTCATGTCCAAGCCTATAATTTACCAAGGAGAATTTGTGTCGCAAGCCAACGTGGTGTGGCGTGTAGAGATATGGCGCGATAGCAATGAATCTTCTAGCGCATTGGGTGAGTTGCGTTTCGATGCCAATGAGAGTGTGCTGATAGAGTGGGGCGAGGTGTCTAAGGAGGAGCCTCTGTGTCCCAGCACGGCTACTATCAAAGTGATTTCCCCTGCCGATGGCACCTACCAAAACCTCTACACCATCAAGGCTGGAAGCGTGGGAGCACACATCTACAGAGAAGGACAGCTCTATTGGGCAGGCACGCTCGATGCAGAATTCTACGAGGAGCCTTATGAGATGCGCGACTCCTACGTGGTCTCACTCACCTTCAGCGACTTTGGTGTCCTCGACCGCATCCCGATGCCCCTGCGTGGCATCGTCACACTCCAGCAAGTGCTCGACACCGCACAGCAATGCGCTGCACTCGAACGGCTTACACTCGACACCTCCATGCTCTCTCTCCAATACGAGGATGGACAGCTATATCCCTTTGGCAACATTGCGGTGAATGCCGACAACTGGCGCGACGACACTGGCACCTATGCCTCCCTCAAGCAAGTGCTCACCGACATGCTCCAGCCTCTTGCCCTGCGCCTTGTGAGCCGTGGCGGACGCCTCTATCTCTACGACCTGCACGGACTCTACACCACCGCGCAGCGCGAAAAAATACACTGGATGGGCAGCAGCCAAACGCTCAGCGTGGACAAGGTGGTCAACGACTGCACCCTCACCTTCAGCCCCAACGTGGAGAACACACTGCTCACTGGAGAAGTCACCTACACCGACCCTGCAAGCATCGGCAACATCGACACTGCTCGCAACTACTTCAAACCCCTGCGCTATGCACGCAATGCGCCTCCCATCCATGATTTTGCCCTCTTCCTCGGAGCAGGCAAGGGCTTGGCATTTGTGAAGGACTCCGCAACATACTTCTCGCTCCTGCCCTTGAGCGGTGGCAGCAAAGACACGGGCGTGGCATGGAGCATAGCCAATCCGAGACTCAAAGACACCACGTGGTCAGAAGGGTCGGTCTTCGCCACGGCAGCAGCCAATGCAGACACCAGCCCACTCCGAGTGCTCAACAGTGTGGTAGCACCCTCTTTTGCCGAGGTGATGCGCTCCCACCGCGTCTATGTGCCTCCCTGCTCCTCGTCCGACTACATGCTTCGGCTCACACTGCCCATCTTGGTCGATGTGCGCTATAATCCCTTCCGCGAAGCCTCGCCCGTCAACGAAACGGAGCGCAATGACTACCAATACTTTAAGGTGCGCGCAGGATGGACGTATTTGCCCATCGCTGTCAATCTCTATGATGAGCAGGGCAACGCGCTGATGCACTACACCAACCGCGGTATAGCGAATTCGGCAGGCATTATCTCCTCCCTAGGCTTAGGAGGGACGTGGGAAGAGGGAAAAGGAGACCTGGACGATGCATGGCTAGCCTACTACGACCCGAAAGACCCCGTGGAGAACACCGCACTCTCGGGCTGGGCTAGCAATCGCCCCTGCATCGGGCGTCCCGACAGACCAGAGCGCACCTTCTTGCCCCTAGCCGACAACAACAATAACCATGCCTACGACATCCTCGAGAGCTTTGGCGTGGGGCAGCCCATCCCCTATCCCCCCATTGGAGGCTATATAGAGGTGGTGGTCTACGAGGGCATCGCTTTTTACGACTATGGCGCATTGGGAACTAGGTATGCTTATGATCATTCTAGCTTGCGAGATAAAGTCCGCTGGATGCTCTACAAAGCCCCCAAGCTCGAGATAGCGCGCTGCTATGGCAACTTTGCAGCTGCAGAGCTAGATGATGTGCAGCACCGTGCAGTGGTCAATCCCGATGCGCGTGAGCACATGAGCCTAGATTTGGCTTGTGGCACGCATCCTGAGACTGCACCCTCCGCACGTGGATTGCTCTATTATTATAGTCGTCCCGAAGGACGTCGCTCGCAGTTTGGCGCACTCCACACTCTCATGCGCGCTGGCGACAAGGGCAATCCTGAGCGACTATTGCTCAACACCATCTTCTCACAATTTTCCACGCGACACATCAAGCTCTCGGGAGTGTGTGCCCTCGCTCAACATCCACTTTCTCTCTTCACCGAAGCCTGCCAAGGCGACCGTGTGTTCATCGCCACTGGGCTTACAGCCAATCTCATAGAAGACACACAAGAAGCTACCTTCGTGGAGCTTAGCCCCGAGAGCTTCCGACCCTCTAACGTCTAATCTCTAACGTCTAATGTCTAACTCCTATACCCTCACCCAGCACCTCACTCCACGTGCCACTCAAGGCGCGCGAGGAGGGCATGCCACCTCGATGGGCAACTCCGCAGGTCGGACAGACGGCAGTGGCACACCATTAGAGTGGCATAAGCACAACAATCTATCGCTATTACAACGCTTTACGACCGACAACGATGGTTACCTCTACTTAGCTGCTGCCCCGACCAGCGACAAGCCCAACGAGGGGGCAGAGGGGCAAGGGTCTAACTCATCCAGCCAGCCCCATAAGATTAGAGCAGGATGGGCAGATGTGGCAAGGGATGTAGATAAGTCCTCTCCTATATGGAGCAAGTTTGACAACTACCTCTCCAAGATACAAGACGACACCGCAAAAGGTCATATCACCTATGATAAGGGATTGACCGCAAAAGGCAAAGCCCACCTGCAAGAGGGGGCAGTGTTTGGAGCTTTGCCTACCTACTACGTCGATGCTGAGGGACGCGCGCACTTGCGCGACCTCGCCATCGATGAGCATCTAGACGTCCCCGAGCTGCGCTACAATCGCACCAACGTCCACATAGGCTACGAGCTGCAGTCGCCAGCTGCTGGCATCATTGAGCGCGTGGAGCGACTCACCGATGAGGTGGGCAAGGTCTATCTCAAGCTCCAAGAGGGCGAACTCGCCACAGTGGAGGTGGGCGACCTGCTCACAGGCATCTTCCACGCCACCACAGCCCAAGGGGGCGCAACCAAGGACTCAGACGATGGACGGCTCAACCTCACCTTTGCAGGCTTCGCCACCACGTATTTCAAGGTGGAGACAGTAGACAGCGAGCGCAAGTGGTTTACCTACTCGCTACGCCCCAACACCACCTTCCACCCTCAACCTCACATGACCTTCGCCAGCCGTGGGGCTGTGTCTCGCCCCGAGCGTCAGCATTTTGCCATCCACACGCGCACCTACACACGCTACTTGCGTGGGGTCAATCAGTGGGATATCCTTGCGAGCCACGTGGCGATGCAGCAAGGTGAGCTAGATAACCTCCATGAGCTGGGCTACCCCAGTGAGATATCAGGGGTCGGACTATTTGCCGATAATGTCTACCTCACGGGCAAGGTGGTGATAGACGGCAAGCTGCGCGACTTTAGCGATGTGGTACATGACCTAGATGGCAAGATTGCTGACAGTAGGCTCTACCTAGAGTACAGCAAGGACGGCAAGACCGATTGGCACGCGCCTGCTCAAGATGGTGACCAATACCTTCGCCAACGCAAGGGTGAGCATGGAGCGTGGAGCGATGCCGTACGATTTGCAGGTAAGCCCGTGCAGCGTTTCTTCATTGACTGCGTGCGTGGTAGCCAATTTTATCGCGCTGGGCAAGGCTATGTTGGGACATTTCGCGCTGTCCTCGAGGAGGACAATGTAGACATCACCGACACTGTCCATCCCTCACGCATCAAGTGGACACGCGAGAGTGAGGGAGATGATAACTATTGGGCTCTCCAGCATGCTCACCTCGCGCGAGAGATAGAAATCACCACCAATGATCTTGCAGGACAAACGACGCTCATTTGCACCCTATATACCCCCAACGGGGAAACCGAATCAACTCACAAACAATCCCTATAATCCCTATCACTATGGCAGTACAAGCAAAATCGCGCCTCACGTTTCATCAGCTCGTCGATGGCACAACCGTATCATTTACCCTATCCACCTCCCAAGGCAGCACCCAAGTCAAAAGCAAAGACCCCGTGTCCTTCCTTCCTGACTACACTAAGACTGCACAGGTGATTACTCCCCATATTGGCATCCCTGGACTATCGGGCAATCAAGTCAAGGGAGCTTGCACGTGGTATGTCAATGGCTCACGCGTGACAAGTGGACAAAACGGCATGACTATCGCTACGACTGCGCCCTACGCGCTGACCATTGGGCAAAATATGACGACTGCCACCACGCGTGTCACCTGCGAGTATGCACACACCGACCCAACGACGGGACTGAGCACTCAATTGCAAGCAGAGATCACTCTGTCGCAAGTGGAAAATGCAGGCACCATGATTATGGCTATGATACTCCCTCTTGATGGCAATATCTTTGTCACCGAAGGAGGTGCTAGCAAGCAGCTACGCTTCGAGGGACGGATGCTCCGTGGAGGGGCTGAGGACACCACCAACGTACAATACGATTGGCACATCCAAGGGGTTAATGGTCAGTTCTATCCCATTACGGCTGCGACTGCTCCAGCAGGTAGTGGGTTGCCATCGGGCAATCTCTTTGCCAATTGGACAAGCAAGACCATCACGGTAAATTCCGATGCCATCCTCAACATTGGCACAATCAAGCTGATAGCCAAGGACACCGATAGCACTTCATCAACCTACAACAAGACGGCAGAGGCTATCCAGAGTGTACTCGACACAACTGACCCCTATGATATTCTGCCCGATGCCAAGCAAGGCACGCATCTTAGTCGCGGTAATTCGATGGGATTACCTATTGAGCTTATCGTTCGACAAGGCTACAAGCCTATGGCGGAGGGCTTCTACGTGGGCAAGACCTTAGGATTTTATCGCTTAACTGCTGCAGATGCCAAGGATAACACTTGGTCTCCATCCCAAGCGGACTTTGTGGGGTGGACTATCTCGAGCAATGAGGTCAAACGTACCTACTCATCCTCCTCGGGACAAACCGCAACCACTTCCAACCGCACCATCCGCATCAAAAATGACCACCTACTCACCGCTAGTGGTTCTGGAACGACTTTCGAGTTCTTCTTAGACTTCTAGTTCTAAATCCCTCTCAATATGCGACACGCCAAATCAAGACTTACCATACACCAACTTGTCGATGGACAGAACGGCAAAGATGGTCTCACCCCACAGCCCAACCTGCTGCGCGATGCTCATCTGCCTCAACACTTGGGAGCGTGGTATAAAAATGCAAATAACGGAGGGACAATCTTCTATGAGAAAAATATGGCTGCTCCTGTAACAGGGGCGCAGGTATGGTCGACAGAAGCGCAAGCTAGAGTGGATTGTATTGCAGAGTTATATCAGAATCTATCTGTCATTGCAGGTAAGACTTATACTTTCTCAGTCTATGCTAAGGGTGCAGGTAATGGGTGGTTGATTGCATGGCCTATCGGTCCGCATTATGAGCTATATAGAGCAGTCCCCTTAGAGGAGACCAACGGATGGCGACGATATGCGGTAACTTTTGTCGCTGATAAGAGTGGAAGCACTAATGTCTATCTCCGTGCATGGTATCAGTCTGCGCAAAGAATGTCGGGTAAGGTCTATTTCGCAGCTCCAAAATTGGAGGAGGGTCGAGTCGCTACCCCTTGGTTGCGCGCGCAAGCCGACTTCAAAGGGGATGATGGTGTGGGGGTGTCTGCTGTGCTCTCTGAATATGCTGTGAGTTCTTCAGAAAACTCTGCTCCTTCCTCGGGATGGAGCACAACACTACCCACGTGGCAACAAGGGCAATACCTCTGGACGCGCTCACGCGTCACTTTTACGGATGGACGCGTGGTGACAACCACTCCGCAGGTAGACAGCGCGTGGAAAAAGCTCTCTGAACTTGCCTATGAGCAGGCGCACATGGCTTATCTCAAACAGGTGTTTGAACAGCGCGCTGGCATCGAGGGTGGACTCCTCTTTGGCTCGATGTTGCAAATGAGGGACATCCCAACCAATGGTGCAACCAATGGAGAGGTAGCAGCTTATTTGAGTGGACTACGCTCTACGAAGGTGGGCAATAGTCCTCGCCCTGCACTTGCTCTTGGTGTGTCTAACTTTGGCACTGCTCGTGAGTCCGAGGTTATCGGCTTACACCACAATGGTAGTGGGCATATTGGAGGTCTCAACTTTTCGCAGCACAAAGATGATGGAAAGTCGATTCTTTATATCGCTGATGAGACTGGTGTAGAACGCGTAAACTTTTCAGGCGAAGGTATGCCTACCATAGACCAACTTGTGGCGCGAGCTACCATAACAGGGACGATACCTGCCACGAGGATGTCTGTCTATGGCAAGAATCTATCGGACTATTGGGATGTGGCACAGTCGGGAGAATCTCCTTATTTCCGCGCGACACGTGCTACGGGTACTCTCCGCTGCAGATTTCGCTTATCCAAGCGAGGGGCTAATTACTCTCCTTGTATCTTGACCCTCATACTTAAGCACAGAGGAGCGAACTACCATCAACCAGTGATGACGCTAGGGCAGGTGACGGAGGGCGTAACAAGTAAGGATTTTAATCTAGATATCCCTGCCAACTTATATCCTGGAGATGAGTACGACCTTGCGCTGGTGCTATCGGGATACAAGGCGTTTGACGCGACGGGTGTGTTGGAGATGATGTCGCCCTTGACTTATACGCAGCGCAATCAAGACCCCTATACTGGAGTGTTTGCCGATGGGATTGTGGCTTACCACTCACCTCAGCAATACACCTACATCAAAGAGGGAAAGTTCCATATCAAAGGTAAGCACGACATGCCTGGATTACTTGCGAGTGGAAAAGTAGATGCAGATGGAACACCATCGTCTCTGTGGGGGCGCGCTACAAAAGTGTATCGTCGCTCAACGGGAGAGTATCTAATTCTGCACAGCATAGGTCACACAGACTATAGCATCATCATCACTCCCATCGGCAATGGCAATCTGCTAGTAGGACAATTGGCTATGCAGACAATAGACACAGCTTGGTGCTTTATCCGAGATGTGCAGCGGAATTGCAACCTAACCAATACTCCCTTTACCTTCGCCATCATAGGGCGCAACTAGTAAGGGCTATATATGAAAAATCGCCCCACGCATCATGAAGATAACGTGGGACGACCAACGGAGTATTTTGTATGGGTTAGAGTTTGCCAGCAGCTTTCAGACGCTGCCATTGCTTACTCGTGATGGGCTTAAATTTGTAAGCCTCATGGAACAAGCGATACACCTCGGTGTAGTTGCTGTCGGCATAGGCTTTATAAATCTTCTTTTCGGCTTCTCTCAGCACGGAATTGGGGACGTAGGCAATGGTGTCTCTTTCCCAAAATCCATATTCGTCACGGCGAGGGTTTTCCTTGATTTTACCCAAAACTAAAACATCATACGCCTTCAAGAAATTAGGGTATAAACCTTTTGAGGTAAGGATGTCATCGCTGAACATGAGCAAAGCTGGAGTAGCCGAGACGGTGTCACGCATGTTGTCTCCAAAACCTCGCTCGCCATAATGATAGTAGGAGGGCTGCCACATAAGCGACGTATCGGGTTGATGAAAATATGTACCAGCCATAACCTCACCCTGCTTTACGACTTCTAGCGCGGTCAAAAGCTTTTCACCATCCTCGGTATATTCAGCCTCAGCAGCTCTGGTGCGAACACCTTGCGCTGCTTCAATGCGCACGAGCTGGTCGGGGAGTATCTTGCCCTTAGTGCTTGGCACCTCGGGGCTATCGCTGCCACATGCCATGAGTAGTGGCGCAGTCAGTAACATTAGTAGTAATCGTTTCATAGTTATGAATATTGAGATGCTGCGAATATACGCATAATTCTCAAACCCACAAAACAGATACCCCACAATCTTAACGACGGAGTATAAAAAGCCCTCGGTCGTTCATAAAAAAGCTTCTCACACCAATTTATGCAAAGCCAAACTAGGAGGCACACGACCGAGGGTAAATCCTTTGTCGTGCCTCCTAGTTTGGCATTAAGCGTAAACGGATGTGAGAAGTATTGCAAAGGTACGACATTCTCTCCACTCCGCAAAACCATTCACCTGCAAACGGCATTAGGATGCCAATATAACTCCATTATTCATCTATTCTAAATCTCAAATCAATGCAACAGTACAATGCTGCTCCTCTCCCTTTTCAAGGTCAAAAGCGCAACTTCGTGCGCATCTACCGCGACCTGCTTGCCACACTACCCGATGATGCTATCTTTGTTGACCTCTTCGGCGGTAGTGGTCTCCTCTCTCATACCACGCGCGTGGCTAAGCCTAACGCTACCGTGGTCTACAACGACTACGACAACTATCGCCAGCGCATTGCTGCTATCCCCACAACCAACGCGCTGCTGGCGCGTATCCGCCCCCTTGTGGCTAATGTCGCTCGACACGCGCGCATCCCTGATGAGACGCGCCTTACTATCCTTGACATACTGCAACAAGCCGATAAGCAAGGATATGTGGATTATATCACGCTCTCGTCCTCGCTCCTCTTCTCGAGCAAGTATGCGACCTCCTTAGATGGATTTATCCGCGAGCAGCTCTATAATAACGTGCGACGTAGTGATTACTCTGCTGAGGGCTATCTTGATGGCATAGAGATAGCATCAGTCGACTATCGCGAGCTCTTTGAGCAATACAAGGATAATCCTCGCGCTATTTTTTTGCTCGACCCTCCATATCTCTCCACTGATACCACTACTTATAATATGTCGTGGTCGCTCTCTGATTATCTAGATGTGCTCACACTCCTCAATGGTCACCGCTTTGTCTACTTTACGAGCAGCAAGTCTCAGATTTTTGAGCTATGCGACTGGTTGGGACGTAATCCATCGCTGGGCAATCCCTTTATAGATGCTGTTCGCCATGAGCATGTTGTTGCGCTTAACTACACTGCTGGCTACACTGATATCATGCTTGCCAAGGTGTCCTAACCCTCAGAGTTTGGCAGGATTCTCGTCCTCACTCTCCATACATCTCTTAATATGGCGCGCAGAACTCTTATACTAAGCTAAGTGGTTGCTATTCAGTTTATTTATTCCGCGAATGAACTTGCGTGTCCCACCATTAGTACGCATCTTTGCACTGCCACCAAGGGGAAGCCCCTAGAGTAGTGGAAAGACGTTTAACATTCAAATTTTCAATGCATTATGCTTACCGTTTACAACCGTACTTTTGTGACCCGCGACGCTCAGTACTCCTTTGCTCGCCAACTCCAAGTAGACCTTGTTCTTAAGGTGCTCAGAGCTCCAGAGCTCTACGCTGCAGCTGATTTCTACGCTGGCTTCTTAGAGGAGTATACCGATGAGTTTATGCCTGATTTCGAACACGACTACGAAGACGAGGATGGAGAGCCTTGCAATGCCTTCCGCTATAAGTCAGAGGCGGTGTGGGATTACCTCATAGAGGAAGTACTCGACCATTTGGGATATCTAGACAAGATACTCAACCCCGATAGATAACCCTCACCCAACGAGCAAGGAGGACTGCCTAGTAGGTAGCCCTCCTTTTTTTTGTTGTTATTCTGTTAAGCTCGGGAGGAAAACAAGTTACAACTGTATTAAATCTAATATTTTCGCGAAAAATAGGGGCGTAAAATTTTGCGGTGTCAAAGTCTTGCCGTATCTTTGCGACGTAATCGAACGGGTAACACCCCAAGGTTGCACAAGACGTTTATTTATTCACCTCAAAACATTTATCATCATGTTTACTAAATCTCTTCTCGATTTTCCTCAATTCGTTGCAGCTAACTCACAAGCCAACACCGAAGGTTGGGCTGAAGCTGCTAGCCTCGAAGTTGTTGCTATGAGCGATGCAGCTAAGGCTATCCTCTCCCAAGTGGTCCTCGAAGTCACTGGCGACGAGGCAGCAGCAGAAAAGGCTGCTAAGTTTGGTCTCGTGACTCGCAGCGAGCTCTCCACTGCAGCTCACAATGGTGATTCTGCAGTCATCTACCAAGATGATGAGCTCACCCAAATCGTCAAGGCGATGGCTGACAAGCTCGGTAATCCAGCCTTTGAAGCAGTTGCTCCTATCGAGTTCTTCGGTTTCGCTGAGGGCAACAAGGCAGCTGAGTGGGACATCTGGACGCTCGAAGGTTACGAAGAGGACGGAGAAGTCGTAATCGTAGAAGCCTAA